CGGACCCGACCCTCTACGTAAATCCCTCGCCAAAATCGCCGCGCTGATTCAAGAAATCACGGGGCCGAAGCTGCAGCCCATCGAAGCCTACGATATTCTCATGTTCATGGCCGACGCCGTCTTGGTCGGCGGGGTGAGGCGCAGCGCAACGCTAACCATTTTTTCCGAAGATGACGATGCCATGATGAACGCCAAAACGGGCAACTGGTTCCTCACCCGTCCGGAAAGAGCCCGAAGCAACAACTCGGTCATGTACATGCGCGAAAGTTTAACAGAAGAAAAGCTCTGGCAGGCGTGTCAAAAAATGCAAGAGTTCGGCGAACCGGGCGTTATCTTGTCCGACTCGCTGGAAGCGATTTTCAATCCCTGCGTTCCGGGAGACACCTGGGTCGTGACCGCTTCCGGGCGGCGCCAAGTGTACGATCTTCTCAACAAACCCTTCACCGCCGTGGTCGACGGGGAACACCACGAGTGCAAAACCGGGTTTGTTCGCACGGGCACCAAACCGGTGTTCACCTTGAGCACGCTGGAGGGCCTGCAAATAACAGCGACCGCGAACCACAAATTTTTAACCAGCACTGGGGACTGGGTTCCGCTCGGTGATCTAAAACCGGGAACGAAACTGCGCATCCACGACCACACCCAGCTCGTCGGGTCTTTGGGAGACATGAACCGGGAATCCATGATTGGATGGCTCGTGGGTACCGTCGCGAGTGCCGGTCAGTGGCACGCTGGCAAATGGCAAGTAGCATTCTCGGGTCGTGACGCAAAACAACTCGACGCAGTTACGGCGCACTTCATTGCTTCGACTCGAGTCCCCTCCCTTGAAGATTGCGTCCGACCGTACTTGCGAATTGATGGAACATTCTGCCTGGACTTGGAGAAAGAATCCCTGACTTTTCTGCAAGGCTTTCTCAGTGCCTGGATTGAGTGTCGCCTTGACATGAAAACTTTGTTTTTGCCCGTCAGGACGCTGCAGGAACAGGCCACGATTCAACGCTTGCTGCTCGTATTCGGCGTCACAACTCTCAGCGTTGTCGACACTATGGTCCTCTATCTTCCACCCAGCTCCATCGCAAGAGTCTGTTGCGTCCTCCATATCCAAGGCTACCACAATTATCTAAAAGTTTCGAAACGGCGACGCCTGTGGGAGCCCGTGGCACCGCGGGAAGTGACCGTCAAAAGCCGCCAGCTCGTCGGCAACCGCGACGTGTATGATTGCACCGTGGACGGCGCACATGCATTCGACGCCAACGGGTTCTGGGTCCACAATTGCGTGGAAGTTGGACTGTCGGCGTACGATGAAAAGGGCAATTCGGGGTTCGAAACCTGCAATTTATCCGAGATCAACATGAAGCTCGTGCGAACGGAAGACGACTTCTACACAGCCTGCCGGGCGGCGTCAATTATCGGCACGCTGCAGGCGGGATACACGGATTTCCCGTACCTCGGGCCGGCGACGGAGAACATCATACGCCGCGAAGCTTTGTTGGGCGTCAGCATGACCGGCATGATGGACCGACCTGACATCGCGTTCGATCCCCGCATCTTGCGAACGGGAGCTGCGATCGTCCGCCGAACCAACCAGCTCTTGGCGAGGAAACTCGGGATCCGGCCGTCGGCGCGAACCACCTGCGTCAAACCCGCTGGATCGACCTCGTGCATCCTGGGAACTGCGAGTGGCATTCATCCCCACCACGCGCGCCATTATTTTCGCCGCGTCCAAGTTAACGAAAGGGATCCCAATTTGGCTCACATGGCACGGGCGAACCCCCAAGCCATCGAGGACTCGGTGTGGAGCACGGGCAACACCGATAAAGTGATTACCTTCTGCTGCGAGGTGCCCGCCACGGCGCTCACCAAACTCGCGGTGCGCGATCTGGCACTCTTGGAAAAAGTCAAATTGGTGCAGCAAAATTGGGTCGTCCCCGGGAAAGACCCCGCGCGGTGTACGCAACCATGGCTGAGTCACAACGTGTCCAATACCATCAACGTCGATGCGGGCAATTGGAAGCCCGTCATGCACTACGTTTTGCAAAACAAGCAAGACTTTACTGGCCTGTCCTTTTTAGGCACCTCGGGTGATCTTGACTACCCCCAAGCACCATTCCAACGCGTGCTCATGGAAACAGAAATAGTTGCCACCTACGGACGGGGGGCCTTATTCATTTCTGGTCTCGTCGTACATGCACTGACCGCCTTCGACCAAAGTCTACATGCCGCCTGTCAATACTTGATCACCGCCACCGACTTCCAAACCCACGTTGCGGACACGAATCCCCAACACACCGACTCGCACACGATTCGAGAAGTCAAAGAAAAAATCAACAAACAATTGTGGGCAACCCAAGCAAAACAGTTTGCCGACCGCTATTTTACAGGCGACCTGAAGCGCTTAACGTACTGCATGAAACACGTCGATGCGCTAAAAACGTGGACCGATATTCGGAGAAACTACCAACCTGTTCAGTGGGACGAGTTGGAAATGGCCGAAGGTGAACAACCAAGCAGCACTCAGCTTCCGATCGCTTGCAGTGGCGGAGGTTGTGAAATTATTCGCGTCTGATCAAAACAACAAGGGGGGGTTTTTTTAACAAACAAATTAACACGCAAAAAAAAAATAATTTTTAAATAATTAAAACAAACAAAACAAAACAAAACAAAACGCGCCGTGTTCAAGAACCCATGTCTTCTCCCTTAGTAAGTTCCTCTCCTTTGATTAGCTCGAGTCGAGTATCTTCCACTCCCATGTCGTCGGATCAAAAGGCTTGGTGGTGGGTGCTCATTCCACTGGGTATTGGCGTCGTTGTGCTAATTGTTATTTTACTTGTCTGTGGCTTTGCGACCAACAACACCAAATTAGTTCGACCACTCGCGCCCGCCCTGACACAACGCAACAACAACAACAACAACTGTGGCGTGGGAAATTTCAAACAACAAAAACCAAAACAAAAGGAATCATCAAAGTTGCTGCTCAAAAAACTCACTCAAAAACAGTTTGAAGCAAAGATTGACCACCCAAAAGGCGAAGAAGCGGTGGTCATGGCTTTCGGGGCTTGGTGTGGTTGGAGTCAAAAATCAATGCCCACATTCGCCGCCGCTGCCGCCGAATCCGAAGTCCCTTTTTACCTTTTGGAAGACAAGGATGCCAAGAACATTATCGTGAAATATAATATCCGCGGATTCCCAACTTTCCTGAAATTCAAAAACGGAGTGAAAAAAGACTACAGGGGAGACCGGAGCAAAGAATCCTTGCTTCTATTTGCTAGTTCTTGATAAAATAATCATCAATGAGTTTTGGAGGTTCCAAAAAAGCGATGTCCGTGTAGTGGTAAAGTTTTTTACACACCCACATACACGTGGAAAACCCCTGGTAGTACTTATGAACCAAGAGTAGAATTTTTAGTAAATAATAATAAAAACCCTTCTTCAATAGCAAACTGGTCAAGACTCTGACAATCCAATACAACATTCTTTATCCTTGGTGAAAGAAAAAGCTGCGAATATCCTGGGTGCGTTTCGTTTCCAATGCTTTTTGGGAAGTAAAAGACGATGATGCCGACGTTTGTATCCACACAATTTTTTGCGTTTGGCTTTCTTCCAGCGCGAGCACGTGGGTTCGCGGCAAATACGTGAGACGCAGAGGTTTCGTGCGATCCAACTCGGCACAATCGATGGCATCCGCCGTCGCGATAATCCAATCCCATGCCGTTCGAATACTGGAAGCAGCTGGGGGTAAGCCTTGCACAACCGTCGGCTCCACCAACTCTAAGTTGATGGGAGTTTGCAGGCAGTTGCGAAGAAGAAAGGGAACCAATAACTTCCAGCACTCGACGGGGTCCTCACACGAGCACTTTCCCGTGTACTTGTTCAGGCGATGGGTTTGTCCCGTCAATTCATTGATGTAGTATTCCGTCCCTTCGGGAGAAAAATTAATCGTTTCCTTCCCAACCATCTTCTCGATCCCATTCTTCCCTTCAAACACAAGACGTTGCCGCTTGTGGTTTTCCAGACACCGGCGATGCGGTGCGAACGGATCGCGGCGTAACTTGGACGAGACCCATTTAGTACTGGGAGTGAAGGGCATGATGGGAGGGGAAATTCAATTCCGCGACCTTGTTTTCTGTTGTTTTATAAAAAAAATAAAAAGATTTGCTGCATCAAAAAAAATCTTAATGGACACCCCACGCCTCAAACACCAAATGGAAGAGTTGACGCTTAAGAAAAGAAAGTTAATTCGTCATTTAGTCCAAATAGAACAAAAATTAAACCGGGTAAAGCAAGATCTAGAGCACCAGTGTGATCATGACGAGTGGCAGATTGATCGCCAAAATTCCCTTATTCGCACGGTATTCAGATGCAAATCATGCCACAAACCCAGGCGTTCTTAAAAATACCCGACCCATTACTCGCTCGAGACCGCAACTGGCAGAGACCAATGCGGTTGTGTCGTCCCAAGTGGACACCCAATGGAGTACCGGGTGCAACACACTTGCCGGCTTTCCGGTGTATCCGTGAACGTCAAGAACCGATTGGCGCACCTGCTTCGATTTTGAGCAACAAATGCACCTGGTTGAAGAACCGGATATTGTTGGCACACTATTTGAGGACCACGCACAGTCGGTATCCGATAACATGTACCGGGAAATCCACTAAAATAAGTAGGACCAAATGTTCGCTGCCCAGGATACACTACATTATAATTATATCTGGCCATGTTCTGCTAATAAGTTCAAGGGAGAGGAGAGGAAATTTGTTTTTTTTTGAATTAGACCTAATTTATTTCTCACCGATCCAGATTCCGATGAATTTTTGTTTTATCATGATTAAAAAAAACCCTCGCTTCATGGCGTCATGCACTTCTTCGTGTCATTCCACATACACCATCCAAACTTACGAAAAGGATTTTACCGGATTAACGCAAATTGTCACACTTGCTTCGGGACAAACCGCACGCGTTCCCGCGATTCCACCCGGTGTCCACCCCGTGCTCCCCCGCAAGCTGCCATTGTGTAAATACCCAACACAATCGAGCGACTTTGCTCACACCAATACCGAGCTCAAAATTGGTCGAGAAGTCGAGCGCCGCAATGCCCTGTGGCGCGCTGCCCGACGATTGGCGCTCCCGCAGAACTTTCAACGCTCGTATGCCAATAGCCCCAGCTGTTGTCAATTATGACCACCGCTCCATCATATAACACACAATTCCGAACTTTAGAGATCATAATAATAATAATAATAATATACATGTTCGTTTTTTTTTCAGAATAATTGGGTTAGAAAAACAAGCAGCTGTTGTTCAATCACATCCCACAATTTGCGCAAACGTTTCCCCGACAGCGCCATGCTCCAATCGTCCACTTGCTCGAGCAAGACCTCTAACCAACACGTTAGTGTATCCACGTTGGTCGGACAAAGCGCGCGACCGGAATTAACGTGGAGGGAACAAAGGCGATCACGCAGCGGCTGGTTGTCCAACGACGCAGGCGTCCACAAGGGACATTCTTGAATATGAATAATCGCAAAACATCCAAATTCTTGATAAATTTCCGCTAAACTTGCTCTCTCGTCCATGCGCAACCACATTTGGGGCAATCTCAGCCTGTTCGAGTAAAGCTGTTGGCGAATAAAGCACCCCACGTTGACGGCGTGTTGCACGGTTTCAAACCGACGCGCTTGCAGCTTGATAAACCTGGTTTGGCAAACGACAGGACCAAGGCGTGAGTTAACAGCCACGGTGGGCGTTCCCGTAAATTCGAGCACTGGCAACAACACATCATCGGGGAGTTTTTTGGTTAGACAGGCTGTCCACGCGACTCGCACACTTGGAAGTGCAGTCATTTTTTTTTTTGAAATGAGACAAAAAAAAAATAATAACAGGAGAAAGGAAAATACCCAGATAGAATTTATAGTTTTACGTTAATTCATTAGGCCGTATTGGTCCAGGCCGTCGATAGCCAGAAATTGGCACTAGAGTGACCCGTGAAACTGTCCCAAGATGTCTGGGTGAATCTCACAGTTCCTGGTCGAAACAGGGAGAATGACATGCTCGTGTCTTCCACCGTCACAGCCACGGGAGGATTTGCATTATCATAAAAATATACATCGGTAATGCCCTGGAAAGAGTTGACTCTTAATTGGTACGGACAAACATTGCTCGGGGAAACGAGTGCAGCCCGCCAAGAATTCAAACTGTCGTGAGTAATTCGTAATCTATTAGCTGACCACACCATGCTGATAACGTGATCAAAGGACGTCGACGACTGTGTGACCCAATTGGCACCGTCATACGAAAAGGTTTGATTAATGCCAATACCGTCCACGACGACAAGACTCTGGTTGGCATTGCTCGTGATGCTGAATCCAATATTTACACCTGCGTTCGAATACGTTTCGTCACAAATGGCGAGTGCAGTCGGATTTCCCCCACCGACAAATGTACTGCTGTCAATATTAACCACGAGCGTGTTTTGGCCATTAACGAAACTGGTGCCCAAAGCAGTTACATTACGGGATGAATGACCAGGAATAACCTCAAATAATTGCGTTCCCGTGTTGTATCGAATAACTGCCTCCATTTTGGTCGTATAGTTATTGAGCGCACCTGGGGTCAGTGTTGTAGGATCAGTGCTGGTTGTCGGTTGGGTGGCTGCATCTTTGAACAGATAAAACAATCCTGTACTGGCATCCCTTAGCATACCCGACCACAATGCACTTCCGGTATTAAACTCTTGGATAAAACCCGTTGTGCTGGTGTTACCCGGATTTCCAGCCGCAATTTCAATGATATCGCCAACCGGCCCAGTCACCCCAGTTGCTCCCGTGGCCCCAGTCGAACCGGTCACTCCCGTAGCCCCAGTGACTCCCGTTGCGCCAGTGACCCCAGTGGTCCCAGTGATTCCCGTGACTCCCGTCGCGCCAGTGACTCCCGTTGCACCAGTGGCTCCGGTGGCCCCAGTGGCTCCGGTGACTCCAGTTGCACCAGTGGCTCCGGTGGCCCCAGTGACTCCGGTGACTCCAGTTGCGCCAGTGACTCCGGTGGCTCCACTGACTCCCGTGGCTCCAGTCGCACCGGCAGCGCCTGCGGCTCCTGTGGCTCCAGTCGCACCGGCAGCGCCTGCGGCTCCTGTGGCTCCGGTCGCACCGGCAGCGCCTGCACCGCCTGCGGCTCCAGTGGCTCCAGTGGCACCGGCAGCGCCTGCGGCTCCTGCTGCTCCCGTGACCCCAGTGGCTCCGGTGGCTCCGGTCACACCAGTGCATCCAGTACACCCTGTGCCACTTCCCGCCGGGCCGGTGGGTCCTGTTGGTCCAGTATTACCAACAACTGTTTCTCCTTCGACGACCACGGTGGTGAATGTGGCATTGGCTGCACTCATGCGATTACTGCGGATACTCCGACTTTGCAAGCGCGAAAACCCGGCATCTGAGCGTAGTGAATTGGGAGTTGTCATATATTTTTATTAGGTTTATGTCTGTTTGTCTTGTTGGTTTTTATATTAAAAACTATAAAAACTTTGTGCATCCCAAAGTTAAGCATAAATTTTTATTTTGAACAACATTTAAGTCAAAGCAATTTGAGGCCGCCAGTGGCGCACCGGAGCCAAACTCTGCCAAACGGTCCAATTCGGATTCAAATACGGCTTACGGGTCACGCTTCCGTTAGAAGCGCAACAAATGTCTTCAGGGGAAAAACCGACCAAAGGTGAGGTTTGGCTGTAACACATCCGAGCACTTGGGCACACGAAATCAAACCCACCCAGGGCACTATTTTGATTAGTGTTTGGGCTGCAGTTTCCGTAGTCCCCTCCGGCTGTGCGATAGATCGCGCCAACTGTCTCTGGATACTGGGACTGACAGGGGGGATTGTAAACTTCTGGAAGGACAGGCATGTTGTACGGATTAGCGTAGTTTGGTACAGATAGCTGAACTCGGTTATAGAGTGGACTCGTGGCTCCAAAAACTGTGCTCATTTTTGTTTTTTTTTATGGGCTGTCGTCTGCGTGAGTTTGTGTGTGTGTGTGTTTTTTTACCCTACTCAAACTTTTTTTTCATCACAACCGAAATTCTCTTAGTCAATCACAATAAAAAAAGTTGGACGGAGTTTGCAACAAGTGGTGCCTTTGCGTTCGTGTCAACTCCCAACGTTTGATCTGGTCAGTATTTTTTTTACTTGCTTTTTCCCAACGATGTGAGTTGACGACGACTGGTTTCGGTCGCGCGGCTTTTGTATTCGGTTTATTCATTCTCACGCTGTTGTTGTTGGTGGTGTTTTTTAATTAACCAAAAAAGAAAAATAAAACCCCACATACGCACCATTAAAACTATTTTCAATGATTTAAAACAACAACAACATTACGCATGATCCCACTCGAGTGCAAAACGCTGCGACGTACGAACATCATCGCATGTAATTTAAAAACAAACAATTTACAAATATGCGACAAACTAACAGATTGTCACGGTAATCCAATCGACTTTGGTGGAATACTAATTTTACAGTCACCGGCTATCGGACAGAATCGCAACAACAGGTGAACAACAGCAGCATCACCAGCACGTTTGAAATAGTGAAAATTACTGATTTAGGAAGTAATAAATTTGTGTTTACGGAATTAGAAAACTTGACAACTACCGTGAAAACATTATCGCATCTGGCACCGCTGATGAAGGGATTTTAGTAAGACTTTCAGGAGACATTGGAGGACCAGCTGGGGTAACATATTCTCAGATACAACTGCGCTACAGCATTCCTTAAAAAAACTAAAAGCAAACTTGAGAGCACAAAAATACATGCATGTAGATCCATTATCTTGTCATCTTGGCCAACTTCTTCGCGTATGCTTCCTTTTGCAACGCGGCCATTTGTTTTTGCTCATCCGCCACTTGGTCAGCCAACAGGCGGCACCGCTCGTACGCCGGGTGGAAAAGCACACGCGCCGGAATCGTAATTGGCTCCTGGTTTTCGTCGAACCCCACCGTGCGCACCGTCGCCTCCAGGTTGTGAATGGGATCCGTCCACGATTGAAACAGCTTGCACATCAGCTTTTGGGTTTGGCTGGTTAATGTGGCATACTGCGTCGGGCCTTGATGGTCCCGAAAATACTTCGCCCAGTACTGCAGTTGCATAGGAATCGCCAAAGGTTCACGACCTCCAACAAAAGATACCGTCAACCAGTAAGAAAAGTCGTGAAAATCAGTCCGGTCGGAACATTGCCACTCCCGAGGCTCCCCCGCAAGGTCAACAACCAAACTCGCCAATCCCATCTCGATCGGACGGTCCTGGGATACCACGGGAACCAAGCCCTTCAGCTCGGGCAGCTCGCCCCGGGTTTGGATGAAGCGCACTTGAGAATGGATCCCCCGCACCACAAACTCCAACTTCGTGTAGTTGCCTTGCAGAATCTGCGCCGCCGTCTCCACGCGGCTCTCGATCACCGGCAAAAAACCCGTGTGCGCGTACTCGGACTCCGAACTCCCCACCCGGTCGTGGATGCGCTGCACCGTCTGCGGAGAATAACCTCCACTCAACGCGTGGCACTCGGCGTCCTTCGGGTAGAGTTCAAAGAGCCGAAAGATCGCCTTGCGCGCTTGCTTAAGCTCATCCGGTGACGGATACTCAACCAGCACTTTCTTCATCTCCTTCTGGAAAGCGGGTGTCTGGGGACACAGACCCCGGCTCACTAACTTGATAAACGTCGCCTCGTGAAAATCCCGCCACCACCGGCTGTAGTTGCCCATCGTGACCTCGTCGGGATTCATGACGAGCGCATGGAGTTGTGGAGTGACACCCGCCAAGACCAGCTTCTTCGTCGCCTCAAACTCCTCGTCCATCAACGTATGCGCGCCGCGCATGTAGTCGTGTGTGTGCTCAAAAAGCGCTCTCAGATGGGGTTCACGCTTGCCGATGAGAGCGCCGCGATTCCGCAAACATTGAACCAAGGCCACTCGTTGCAGTGGATTTGCTGCCAAGCCTTCCGTGCAGAGCCCCGCCGGAAGTGGAAACTCCCGCTCCGCAAGCTGCACGGTATGATCCCATTTCGCCCGGTAAAGAGGCGCGGCGTCCACCCACGGAAGGTCCACGAACTCGTAGAAACCCCCTTTTTTCTGCAACTCGGCTACCGGGTGTTGGCGGTAAATAAAATCCATCTCCGCGTACGAGGGACCGTCTTTGAAACAGAGCTTCATCCCTTCGGTCACGTGGGTTTCCACATAACGCTCGCGACAAGAGGAAATCGTCAGCTTCAACTCCGTTGTCTGCGAATGTCGCTTGGTTTCGGATTGCTCGCGCGCTTTTTCTTCTTCACGCGTCACGCGCGTTCCGTCAGGCCGTTCTTCGATCGTACGAATCGTCACTCGGTCCACGTTTTTCTGCTCGTGCTCCTCACACTCCTCATGCCGCTGCGTCAACGAAATCGACTGTGTCTCCCGCATACCCTGAGTTACGTTCGCCGTCCGCTTTCGTTCCACACTTGCCGATCGAGAAGAAGAAGAAAATGATAATTCTTCCGCGATTTTGACTTTGGCCGCGTGAGCGCGCTTCAGTTTTTCCCGCTCGGCTCCCAATCGCGCGGCTTTTTCTTGCCGGTTTTTCTTTTTCGCTTTGCTAATATTATTACGCAAGCAACGAAGTAACTTGGTATAATCGCATCCTTGAATTTTGCACGCACACAGCATCGTCTTTGTTATAATATTAGAGCAATGAACTAATGTGAACTCAGCCACGCGCCAGGTTGAAAAAAAACTGCACAACCTAAGATAGAAAAAAATCCTTTTTAATAAAAACTTGGAAAAAATTTTTATTGACAACTTTTTGTTTACGCCGCAACAAATGTCAATGTCGCTTTCTTTTTCTTTTTCTTTTCGATTCGGCGACGTTTTCGTGATGCCTTTCGCCACTTGCGCCGTCGCGCGCCTCCGCCTTCGGAAGTGCCGCGGTTTGTTTCGCACGTCTTGAGCCACTTGAGATACTTTTTTCTTTTGCACTCTGGAACGGCCGCCCGGTTCGCATGGGTCCGTTGTCCATCCATTTCACCCGGCATGTCGTCGAGTGAGATCCAGCTCTTTTGCGCGCGAACAGTTTTGCCCATCGTTTAATATGCTCTCACCAAGAATACGGTTAAAATTTTGTTTTATTGGAAACTTTTTTTTGTTTATTTGAAAAGCTGCAAATTATAACACAACACCAAGTGGTGGCTATTATGTTATGTGCCGTTTATTTGAAAGCTACAAATTATAACACAACACCGAAGTGTTGACCATTATATTATGTGCCTTTGTTCGATTACAAGGTACGGTCCAAATTATTGACAACTTTGTCCTAAAATTTTTTGGATTTGTCTGTCAATAATTTTGACCGTACCCTGAAAACGTACCCACCGTACCCTCAAAACGTACCCCAAAAACGGGAAAAAAACCCAGAATTTGGGTCGGGTACGTTTTCAGGGTACGGTGGGTACGTTTTCAGGGTACGGTCAAAATTATTGACAACTTTGTCCTAAAATTTTTTGGATTTATCTGTCAATAATTTTGACCGTACCCTGAAA